GAATATTCCGGTACACAATAAGAAATAAGTTGACCACCTACTGGAGCATTAGCAGGGCAGGATTTTGTTTTGTTTTTAGTGTAACCACTCATAACAGCACGAGGGTTACCAGATGATTGCCCCCATACAGATGTAGTCTCATTTTCATACCAATCACCACCCCTACGACTGGTAATATATCTCCATATACCCACATGATAATATCGTATGTCAATTTGATTACATGCATATATTATCGTAGATACTATTGAATATTCAGTAGTTACCCACGTATTATTAATGCATTGATGGACAGAATGTATACCACGGGGTACATGGAAAGCATAACCCGCCATGACTGTCTCACGACAACCATTGCTATAACCGCTGTTCCAGTTTTCACATTTATAATTCCAATCTGGATAAGCATACGAATCTGGGAAAAACCCGGGTGCACCTTCATACCACATACAACAGCTGCCATTAATAGGATTATAGGATTTAAAAAAACTAGACCATTCCTGACGCCAGTTCCAGTCCATCTGACTCCATTCTGCTCCCCACCATGATGTCTTAGACCAAATTACAGGGCCACAAACTAAGCTACCACGCATATCAGAAATTGTTGTTGCAGGTGGTACAAGTGTTGGAGGTGCTGATGATCGCTCTACGCTTGGATACGTGGGATACACCGATACATCCTCTGCTTCTATTTTAGCCCAATCGGCACAGACACCCCGCACATATGGTACCACAATTATAGGTGGCATGTCAAAAGTAACACTATATAGCATCTTCTCACCACTAAAGGACATTTTACTGGGACATAACCAATCAGCCTTACCATCGTTGATTGGCCATATTTGTATCATATCTGCATGATCAATAGGTCGCTTAAGTTTCAATAATATTATGTTATTTGTCTCTTCTGGGCATTCAACTGATTCTTCAATCATAATATGGAAATCTGTCCCCACTGGTTCTTCCAATTCATTATAATAATCCCATTGACCATTTTTAAATAGAAGACCCTCATAAGTCATAAGCTTATCCCAATCAGATAGGTTAAAAGTACTATGTAGATATGGTGGGTATGTCCTGTAGCCTATTTTTTCATCATCAGATTCAATATAATCACCATGATACCAGTCAACATATTTACGTTGTCGACAATTCCATTGAGCTGACCATAGTAATATGCAACCATAACAACCACAACAGCAATTTTCATGTACAGCTATTTCCCCTGTGGTATGTAATAATATCTTATTTTCATGTAATTGTATTTGCAATTGTTACCTCACTTGTTATAGATATTTGATTATTGTATCATTTGGCCAGTGGACCAGTGGACCAAATGATTATTGTATCAGTTGGACCAGTGGCAATTGATACAATAATCACTGGTCCATTTGATTATTGTATCAAATGATACATTGATCATTGTATCAAATGTAACTATTGTCCATTTGATACAATAATCAATGTATCAACATATATTATAATCTTGAATGCCAATTTACAGGATTAATGTTACATTCAGGGATACAATGTGATCTTAGCCATTCAGTAAAACGTAGAGGACTATTAATATAATCCTTTACTGCTGAGGCAATTAGATTAAGTAGTTCTTCTCTTCTCAATTGGTTTTTAAGTAATAGTTCTGTATATTTCATTGATTCTTCACAGCAAAAACGTGCAATCAACTTATTACTATCATATAGGCAGTCACCCTCATTTGTTCTTTTTATTACTAAATTCATTTTAACACCATTTTAACCATATTTTAACTTTCTCGGTTAAATCATCAACTGAACCATCGTTAATGATTACTTTATCAATAAATGAAGCATCAATAGGTTCATTACTTTCATGTTGATCATTCATAATCTGTCCCGGTCTAATAACTTGTACAATATGAGCATCATATTTCTTTAATAATTTGGCTTCATTATTAAATCTTAGATCAGATATAACATAATCAACTCCTTTCTTTTGAAGCTTAGTTTCCAACAATAAATTCCATACATCATCACGCCATAATTTTCTGAACATATCAGTACCAATAAGTTGCATCAATTTACGTGGTGTAATGCCCCATTTATCATTGATTGTTTCCTTTAATACATGATCATGTAATTCATCATATGTAAAACCAAATATATCATACATCATGGATTTAATAGGATCAGCAAAACCATAACGAACATAACCATGATCTACAAAAATAGAAGCAATAGTGTCTTTACCTGATCCCTTGTAACCAGTTATACCTATAATTATCATATATAAATAATCTCCATTTTTACTGATTGTGCATAATTAATATAATCTTCAAATCTCATACGCCAATCACCCAATCTGACAATAACTATTTTTGTACATGATGACAATATACGTAGATTAAGAGCTAACTCATAATCATCATTTACATCAATGTCAAGTGCCTGAATATATATACTTGGAACATAAATAGGTACGTTTGCGTGTATATACTGTTGGGTCATATCTTTGATTAAGTCATTACGGTCATCATTAATAACTGCAAGAAAGATCATTTGTACACCATGTTTTTATATATTTTAGCTATAGACATTGCACGATCAGTTATATTATGATGGTTTGTTAGTGCCTTAACACCAGCACTAATCCCTATATATGTCCTATCATATTTAGGATAGAGAAATTCACGAAAAGCAACATCACATTTATCATTCATCGCTAATGCAAATGGTATTAGATCACGATAATAAGGACTGAAGATATAATTGTATTCTTCCGTACCCATCCAATCATGTAAAAACCCTGAGATTAAGTTCCAATTATATGCAACAGGCATTAATTGTTTGAACGTTTTAATCTTTGTTCTATCAAACCAATCAACCATAGAATTAATAACAAAATCAGGGTCATGTCCCTTAGCAAGTACTTCAGCTATCTTGTTTTTGGTTATATGCTCTGGGTCATAAAGACCGCGACGCGGTTTGATTTGTGCTATAAATGGTAATTTTTCTGGGTGCGGACGCATTTGATAATCTAATGGAATCATACATATTTCAACAATGTCATGTTTCTCTGGATTAAGACCCGACATTGTTATTTCAACAACTGTTAATACATTACTATTTAGATGTTTCATTGTACTCCTTTAAATTGCTTCATACTTGATCCATAAGCGTTCAAGTACTTGTTTCACTGGTGCATTGTCCTTAGTCTTATGATTAGTCTGTGTGAAAGCATGACCAGTACAACCATAAGTCACATTTACTGTTTGAATATCATCCCAAGGGTACTCACTATATAATTGACAAGGTAACCCACTTATTGCAACAAAACCACGCATATTAAATATCTGATTAAGTAATCTGCGGTGATCATCATGGGTAAAAGGGTGTGCATACTCATAAGAATTAACAGTATCAGGATGATAAGGAGGATCAAGATAAAATACAGCATCATAGTCATCAAAGTCCTGCATCAATTGTAGTGCATCTTGATTCTCAATAATCACATGCTTCAATCTTTGATGTAAGGACTTTGCATCCTCTAACGGTATTGTATTATGGTGTATTGATCTTAGACCACGACCAAAATTACGACCGAGACTGGAAAAACTACACTTAATACTATAATACCATAGTGCTGCACGCTCAACAATATCCTCTTGTTTGTCCCAGTTGTCCCGTGCATGTAGGAATAATTCCCTACTACGTAGAGCTAATTCCAAACGATTAGTTAATCTTTCCAGCAATTTTTCATCAGCAATACAACGATAGAAATCAGAGACGCCACCGAATCTATCATTGTATACTTCAACTTTGGATTTTGCTCTATTTAAGAGTATAACACCACTACCACCAAATGGTTCGATATAGGCATTACGAACAGGCAAAAATGGTATAATTGTACGCACAGATTGTACCTTGCCACCTATATAAGAAAATGGTGCTTTTATTATTTTCTCTCTTACACATTCAATATTTTCATCTTCAGTTAATGACTCAAAAATATCTAATAGTGACATATTTACTTTGCCTTATATTGTTTGGATTCATTAATCGTAGCCTTTGACTCAAGTGATTGTAATCTCTCTTCAACACCCATCAATCGTTTCATAAAACCTGAACCACTGTTGATTACCTTTTTAATTTCTACAATGTTGTTTTCAATTTGTTTGACACGATCTTCCAATTTCTTGGGTTCTTCTCTTCCTAAATTGTTGATGTCCATTATTGTCTCCTATGCCTGTCTGTTATTATTTAGCTATTATAGTGACAGTCCTAATAATAGCTGTACCAAATGTTATACATTATAATAAAATGTAACACAATAACCCAAATAGATATACCAATGATCAATAATTTAACCTTGGTCATGTCACTCTCAAGAAATTCTATACGTTTCTCATTCACCGGTTATTACTCCTTGATCAGATTGCATTTTACGACCTGCAACGGCATCATGATGAAGGCTCATATTACCAATAATAACACTATTATCACGAAAATAACGACCCTTCATGTATGTGGGTGGTAACTCTTTTGAGACACGCTTTTTAGTCCATGTTTCATTGGTCGGACCTAACCATGTAATGAAGGAATTATAGAAAGCATTAAAAGTCACAAATTGACCATCAACCATATAACATTTCTCATCTATGAATTGCTGCAGTGGTGATTTATTTGTTTCTGATATTGTGGTCTTATACATAGTATCAATTGGTGGAACATTCAAACGATCAGGACTATCAGGTATTTGATAGCTTAAAATATAGGCCATTAATTTAGGTGCCTCATCCTGTAATAATTCAATGATCCTGCGTTTGGGTATCATGTTCGTCAGCGCTGGTACATGTAAGACAACAATTCTACTATCACCTGGGAATATGGGGCAATAGGTATGATCATTTGCAGTTTGTATCCAATGTGTTACATTAGCTATTGAGTAGGGTGTTTGGCCTTTCATGTGTATTTGCAATTCACGGCTTGTAACCCAGTCCTTAATTCTATTATAAGCAGTATTGGATTCAGCAATATTGACCTCTTCAATAACACACAACACAGCAGATGCAAGCTCACCATTAAATCCTGATTTATTAATCAGTGCATTATCAGCCCGTGCTACACCACTGGTCATCAGTAAAGAAAGAGCCTCATGTAATATACTTTTACCAGTATTCTGTTCACCGAATAAGAACAAATATGGTAGTGGTTCTGTTGGCTCTTGGAACAATGAGGCTAACCAACAGATTAAGTAATCAGAGCCACAAAGTATACCATGTGATTTTGCCCAATGATTGTTGGGAAGTACACTATCAAGACAACCACCCACATGATCTAATATTGAGTACCAAGTAGGACAACCCTCTGATAATGTTGCAGGTACATATGTTGTGGGTGTATACCTTAATTGTGCTGAACATTTGTTCCATCTACGACCACCGGGATATTCAGGTGCAAAAGGTATATTGACTGTATTCCAGCACTTCAGAATACTTGAGCCTAAAATATCTTTAAGCTCTGCAAAAGATACACCCATTGATTCAAGTGCAAGCTTAACATGGGTCAAAGATTCTGTGTGCCAACGCTCATTTACTTTGATCATCCAACCATTATCACTACCATTAGGGTCAACGAGATGTCTGATTTGATCATCATACTTATATAAGTCCTCATTAACTTGAATATTTCTATTTTTATTAAAAATACGTTTCCAGGTTGTTTTCTCTTGTATCCATCCATCCATCTCACCAGCAAGCAGGTGTTCTTTATCTTCAATTTCTACAATCAAACGACCATCCTTATGATCCTTTAATCTACTCTTCATCAAGCGTGCCCGATCAGGTAATATTATGGTTATACCCAAAACATCAGCAGCAAGGACACCCATATCAGCAGACTTAAAGATAAAACCACCACTTGGATGCTCTAATCCACCATAACAACGGCAAGCTGTTTTAAGATCCAAATCAATATTATAAAAACATCTTGTCCAACCACTCTCATCTGTATCCCATAATATGTGTTCAGCAACACCCCGTGAGAATCTCCGAATGACCCAACCACCATTACGGATAGGGAAACAGAAACAATTCTGTGGTGAGGATTGGCTTGAATCTGTCTCAAAGACACCACGTAACCCAAGTTGACCATGTGCTGTTTTTAGATCACATGTATGTGCAACAAGTAGATGCCGATCATTGTCCCACCACCATACACAGTGTTCATCATGGAGCCAGTTGATAAGTCTTTTATGTTCAGTATCTAAGGCTATATGACTACGAGCTTGTGCAACACAATCAAAGGGCCTTGTTTTTGGTTTTTGGGTTATATAATCAATATGTTCTTTCCAATTGGGGACATTATCAAGTGATATACCTTCTTTGATAATATCAAGACCATTGGTTGCCATACTTCTATGCCAAACCCACATATTACCACCGCAGATGTCAACCTTATCTTTAAAATTATAACCTGTCAAAGCTGATAATCTATGTAATATAGCACGTGCAACTGCTGAATGTTCGACACGAGAATCAGTAGGGATCACAGGCTCCAAGAATACATATAAGTGTAATCCACGGCCTGATTTACTATAACGGATATTAACCCATTCTACTTGTGATACATTGTTGATTATTTCATCAAGCTCTAATTGTGTTAATCCCTGCTTATGGTTGATTATGCTATCAAAGTCAAAAGCTACCCATTGTGATACCTTTTCACGCCAATCCCAACCAGTAAGACCTATACCCTCAACATGAGAAGCAAAGTCATAGGTTAATTTCTTTTCTAAATCTAATTCATCTTGTATGATGAAGGGATACCATGTTTCAATACCATCGGACCAGCTCATTCCATTTCTTGTACCACCACGTGATGAAACAATCACATGACATTGCATTGATTCATTATACATTAGAGCAAGGTCACGATGTGTGTTGTTGATTAAAAATTCACTAATAACACTTGATCTCATTTCTCCTCCCGTTGTTAAATAAAAAAAGCCACAAGTAGCAAAAATTAACTTGTTACTTGTGGCTTTTTTCTTGTTGCTTTGTTACTTGTTACTTTAGATTAATTAATCTAGATTAATAATCAGAGTAACTGGTTAATTAATCTAGATTAATAATCATATGATTATAATCATATTTCAATTTTGATTATTAATCAGAGTCTTTGGTTAATTAATCTAGATTAATAATCAAGATGTCATGTTCCATGCATTTAAGGACAAAATAACTTAATTATGGAGCAATTGCCATCATTGGCAATTGAACACTATGTGACTTTATCACACAATATGGTACATTATATAGGTTCTTAACAAAATTGTTCATAATTGCTCTAAATACCGTTATATTTACCTTGATTATTAATCTAGATTAATTAACCAGATAGTCTGATTATTAATCTAGATGTCTTTAATACTATAAGTATCTATAA